CTAAAACCGATCACGGAAAAATGGCTTTTTTTAAAGAAGGTGGTAATACTATGGCTTCCAAAATGAATCCCGGCTTCATGGCAATGATGGCTAAGAAAAAAGGCGCTCAAGAAGGCTCTAAAGCTGACATGGCGACAGACAAGAAGCAAATGATGGGTATGAAAAAAGGCGGCATGAAAAAGATGTCTGCTGGTGGTTCTGCTTCCTCACGCGCTGACGGTGTTGCTATAAAAGGCAAAACCAAAGGCACGATGATTGCCATGAAACACGGCGGCAAGTGCTAAAACCATGATGGCCAGCCGTGGCATGGGGGACATCGCCCCCTCAAAAATGCCCAAGGGCGTGAAAAAAGCCCGGCGGGATGATACTGACTTTACTCAATACGCCGCTGGCGGAAAGGTAGGACTGTATGACAATATCAATGCAAAGCGTAAAAGAATTGCCGCAGGTTCTAAAGAGAAAATGCGGCGAGTTGGTAGCAAGGGTGCGCCAACTGCTCAAGCGTTCATAAACTCTGCTAAGACGGCTAAAAAATGACAACTTCAGGAACCGCAGCGTTTAATCTTGACCTCACTGAGTTGGTTGAGGAAGCGTTTGAACGCGCCGGTTCGGAGTTGCGCACGGGTTACGACTTACGTACAGCCCGTCGTTCATTAAATCTGATGTTTGCTGATTGGGCAAACCGTGGTGTCAACATGTGGACGTTTGAGCAGGGTACGATTAACCTGACTCCGGGTCTAAACACCTATGCGCTTCCTGTCGATACAGTGGATTTGCTTGAGCATGTCATTCGCACGGGCGCGGGTAGCGCGTCCACACAGGCTGACCTGACCATCACGCGTATTAGTGTTTCTACCTACGCCACTATCCCTAACAAATTGCAACAAGCCCGCCCGATTCAGGTGTGGTATCAGCGTTTGGATGGCCAGACTTCATCGATCGGCACCACACTTAACGGCGGGATTTTGTCCACGGCTACCACAATCACATTAACTTCTACTGCTAACCTTCCAGCTACAGGGTTTTTGTTGATTGAGTCTGAGACTATCCAGTACGGCTACATCTCTGGCAACGTGCTTTACAACTGTTTCCGTGGGCAAAATGGTACAACCGCCACAGCGCACTCAACAGGGGTGTCTGTATACACGCAGAATCTGCCCTCTGTAACCCTCTGGCCTACCCCAGACAATAGCGCAACGTATCAGTTTGTTTACTGGCGCATGCGCCGTATTGATGATGCTGGCGGGGGTATACGCACGATGGATGTACCTTTCCGTTTTCTGCCCTGTATGGTGGCAGGTTTGGCCTATTACTTGGCGCTTAAGATTGAGAATGGCGCTGAGCGCCTACCCGTCTTGAAGCAACAATACGATGAAGCTTGGCAATTAGCCGCTGATGAAGACCGTGAGAAAGCTTCGGTTCGTTTTGTTCCGAGGCAAATGTTTATTGGTAGCGGTACATGAAGTCAAAGCGCGTTACCGACACTGCGTACCACAAGGCGTACTACGAGGCCAACAAAGCCCGTATTGCAGCGGTTAAACGCGCTTACAGGGCAGCTAACAAAGAGAAAATTACTGCCAACAAACGGGCCGCATATTACGCTACACAAGAAGCAAATCTATCGCAAAAACGAGAATACCGACAAGCAAACAAAGGCAAAATAAACTTTTTGTGTTCGATGCGCAAAAAAGTGGTTAAGCAGCGTACACCTATGTGGCTTTCCCCATTTGACCGGCTGAAGATTAAATGCTACTACTCGGTTGCGGCAATGCTGGCGCGTAACAACAAAGAACCGTGGCATGTTGACCACATAGTCCCATTGCAAGGTAAACTTGTGTCGGGGTTGCATGTACCAAATAATCTTCAGTTTTTGCGTGGCGTAGACAACATACGTAAGAAGAATAAGTTTGAGGTGGCACATGGGTAATCGTTTTGCTTCTGGCAAGAACAGTATTGCTATGTGCGATCGTTGCGGCCAGCAATTTAAATTGACAGCGCTTCGTAAAGAGATACAAAAGACCAAGATTTATAATCTGCTTGTGTGTTCTACTTGTTTTGATCCTGACCAGCCGCAGTTGCAGTTGGGTATGTACCCAGTGGATGATCCGCAGGCAGTGCGTAACCCGCGTAAGGACACAACGTACGTGACGGCAGGGGTAAGCGCTACTGGCAGTCTGACTGGCGGTTCGCGGGATGTTCAGTGGGGTTGGAACCCAGTTGGTGGGTCGAGTAATTTTGATGTCGCTTTGACGCCAAACTACTTGGTGGCAACGACGTTTGTTGGTACAGTTACGATAACAGTTTCATAGGAGCTTAATATGGCAAAAGAAGACATGAAGTCAGACAAGAAGCAAGACGTTGCTCTGATTAAAAAAGCGTTCAAGCAGCACGACAAGCAAGAACACAAAGGCGGCAAGGGCACAGCTTTAAAGTTGAAAAAGGGTGGCCCCACAACCGATGACCGCATGCGTCTGGGACGTAACTTGTCTCGTGCTAACAACCAAACCACAGGTTAATATCATGGCCAAAATTAACAATCTACCTGCTTCTGCTTATGCTAAGCCGCACACCATGAGTGGTGCGCCTGTAGGTGTAGCTGAGAACCCCGGTTCTGGCCCCAACCGCAGTAAACTTGAAAATTACGATGTGAGCGTTGGTGGTATCAGCAAATCTGCTGGTAACGAACCTACCAAAACATCTGGCATCAAGATGCGTGGTACTGGATGCGCGACCAAAGGTGTGATGTCACGCGGCCCTATGGGTTGAGGTATACATGGATTACACTGCTCTTAAAAACGCTATTCAAGCGTACACGGAAAACACGGAAACAAACTTCGTGGCTAATATTCCTGTGTTCGTTACGCAGGCTGAGCAGCGCATCTATAACTCGGTTCAGTTCCCATCTATTCGTAAGAACGTGACGGGTGTGACTACTGTAAACAATAAGTATTTGCAGTGCCCACTGGATTTTTTGGCGGTGTACTCTATGGCGGTAATTGACGCCAGTGGCAACTACGAGTATTTGCTTAACAAAGACGTTAACTTTATTCGCCAAGCGTACCCACAGCCAACAGACACAGCTATTCCAAAATACTACGCTCTGTTTGGCCCCGCTGTAGCGGGTAGTACTATTTCAGATGAGTTGTCTTTTATTCTTGGCCCTACGCCAGATTCCTCGTATAGCGTTGAATTGCACTATTACTATTACCCGGAATCAATTACGGTGGCATCAGATGGCAAGACATGGCTTGGTGATAACTTTGATACGGTGCTTTTGTACGCATCTTTGGTTGAGGCTTATACCTACATGAAGGGTGAGACTGACATGATGCAGTTGTACAACACCAAGTTCATGGAAGCTTTGGCATTGGCAAAACGTTTGGGCGATGGTATGGAGCGTCAAGACGCCTACCGATCTGGTCAGTTCCGTCAGAAGGTAACTTGATATGGCGATTGTCCAAACCCAAACCACCAGCTTCAAAGCGCAGTTGTATCAAGGCATTCATGACTTGACGACAGACGTTATTAAGATTGCTCTGTACACGGCTAATGCCGACTTGAATGCTGATACAACTGTATACAGCACAACTAACGAAGTAGCTGCTACGGGCACATACCCTACTGGTGGTTCGCAATTGACTCCTATTACGGTAAGTACTTCTGGCTATACAGCATATGTGAGCTTTCCCAACATTGCTTGGACAGGCGCAATCACAGCTAGATGCGCGTTGATCTACAACTACACTAAGGGCAGCAAAGCAATTGCCGTCTTAGACTTTGGTTCAGACAAAACATCTACCACCACGTTTACCATCACAATGCCAACTAACGGCGCAACCACTTCGTTAATACGTTCTTCTAACTAGGAGTCATCATGTCCACAGATAAAATTTCAGCCTCAGATAAATGCGAAGCATCTTGCAGCTACAACACAGCCCCCTCTGACACAGCGACCATTGAAGGCCGCTACGTTGCCGTTTGTTATGACAAAGATGGTAACGTGAAGTGGGAAGACGCCATTGAGAATTTGGTCACAACTGTGGGCAAGAACCTGACTTTGGACACCATCCTTGGTAACTCAGCCGCTGGCGCAGTGGTTATGGGTCTTAAAGGTACGGGCACAGCCGTGGTTGCCGATACACAAGCATCTCACGCATCTTGGTTGGAAGTTGGCTTGGCTAACGCCCCTACATATTCTGGCAACCGCAAAACCCCAGTATTTAGTGCTTCAGCTTTTGTGACTGGCACAACTTGCACAAAGTCGACTTCTTCAGCTTCATCGTTCTCTATTACCTCAACAGGTACAGTGGCGGGATGCTTTATCAACATTGGCGGCTCTGCAACAATTGACAACACCACAGGAACATTGTTCTCTGCCGGTGACTTTAGCAGTCCTAAAGCAGTTGTTTCAGGTGACACTATTGCAGTTTCGTACTCTTGCTCACTGACGTAAAATGGCTTACGCATGGGGCGACGGCGCTTGGGGTGATGCTGGCTGGGGAGGTATAACTGCCTTTTCCGACAGTGTTTCCGAGTCCGTTGCCACAGCTACTTCTGAAGTACCTAACCACGTAATTTCTGTCAGTGTTGCGGAGTCAATTACTTCAGTCAGCGGTTGGGGCGGTGAGGCTTGGGGGGATTTAAGTTGGGGCGGTATTGGTTCAATATCCGATTCCCAAACGGTTCAAGCCACTTTTGCTTTTGCAGTTACTGATACGGCGGCTATTAGCGAGACAAATGAGGCGGTTACAGGATATACGGCCAATGTAAGTGATACAGCGGCTACGAGTACAGCAGAGGTAGTTGCGGCGACTTTTGCGCAGTTGGTTAATGAGTCAGCGGCTACAGCTACAGCGGAGTTTATAGCAGCTATTTTTGCAAGGACTGTAGACGAGTCAGCAGCTACCTCGACAGTGCAGGGTGTCGGAACGTTCTTTAACGCGGATGTTATTGAAACTACAGTAAGCTCTACGGCAGAGACAGCGGCAACGGATTACTTTGGGCTTGTTGTAAATGAGACGACGGCGACCTCGACAGTTGAGAATGGCGCGGCGACATTTGCCAAGTTCTTGGATGAGTTAATTGGGGCGGCTACGTCTACGGAATCAGCGGGCACAACTTACAGGCCAAGTGTGCTGGAGACGGCGGCTATTACTTCGAGTGAATCGGTAAGAAAGACATGGGAAATAATTGATGACACACAAGACGCAAACTGGCAAAATATTGGAAATACCCAAACCGCTGGTTGGACAAACATTGCAACCACACCCTAGGAGCATTTAAATGGCAGCTACAACGACTCTCTTGGGCTTAGTCACCCCCACACAGGGCACGCTCTCAGGTACATGGGGCGATACAGTCAACTACGGTATTTCTGACTACGTAGACATTTCCATTGCGGGCACATTGTCTTTTGCAGGTGATGGCGCTATTACGCTGACCAACACCACAGGTAGTGCATCAGGAAACAATATCGGGTCAACCACTGCGCAGTACATGGTGATTCGTATTACCGGCACACAAACTGTTACCAAAGTAATCACAGGCCCCAGTTACAGCAAGCTGTACATGGTGGATCACGCAGGTGCTACCAGCGCAGTAACATTCAAAGCCACTGGGCAATCTGGTGTATCTATTGCTGTTGGTGAAAAAGCGTTTGTTTATTTCAATGGTACTGATTACGTAAAGATTGCTACCAGCACGGCTGGTTCAGGCACCGTAACCGCAGTATCTGTTGTTTCTGCTAACGGACTTGCAGGCACTTCATCTGGTGGTGCAACTCCAGCTTTGACTTTATCAACATCTATTACGGGTGTTTTAAAAGGCAACGCTACGGCAATTTCTGCCGCTACTGCTGGTACGGACTACTTAGCTCCTCCTTCTGGTACTGCAATTCTTAAAGCCAACTCTGGCGGTGCGTTGGCTAACGCTACTGCGGGTACGGACTATGTGGCCCCCGGTACAGCAACAACATTTACAGCAACACAGACCTTTAACGGCACATCAAGTGTTTTTGGAACATCGTTGTTGGATACAAATGAAGCAGTTAATGTGGTGGCTTCTGCGCCCTCTAGCACTACCAATTATTACGTTCAATCTGGTTCTGTTCAATATTACACAACAAGTGCGGCTAACAACTGGACGTTGAATGTTGCGTTTAGTTCTGGCACAAGCATAAACACGGCTTTGGCTATTGGTCAATCTGTGACGTTTACTTTGGTGACTACTCAAGGTGCTACGGCTTATTACAACAGCGCTGTGACCATTGATGGAACTTCTGTAACACCTAAGTGGATTGGTGGCGCACCTACTGCGGGTAACGCTTCTGGACTTGATGTTTATCGTTACGCTGTTATTAAGACCGCAAGTGCCACATACACAGTATTGGCTTCACTAACTCAATTTAAGTAATCCTATGCCATTACAAGAAACCTCTGGCAATGCAACGGTAGACGCTTATGGCGGTGGTGTGGCCGCTGTTCCTCAGTACATTGAGGATGTGTTTAGCACATACCTTTACACAGGCAATAATGCAGCTCAAGGTATTGCCAACGGAATAAATCTTGGCACTAATTATGGAGGTTCTGGATACTTTGATGGTTATGGTTTTGTAACTGCGCCTGCTAGTAGCAGTTTTGTATTTACGGGTGACTACACTATTGAAACGTGGGTATATATTACTAGTCTTGCAAACAACGGAAACATTTTTGCAACATGGACTGGTCCCGGGGGTGGTCCTACAACTTCTTTCCAGTTTAACTTTGAATCCACAGGCACAGTCTATTGCGCCGACCAACCAACCCCCGCTGGTGTTATTACGGTAAATAATTGGATTCACGTTGCGGCTTCAAGAAGCGGAACTACTCAAAAAATATTTATAAATGGCGTAGTCCAATCAACAGCAACTGTATCAGGTACAGTTAGTCAAGCTTCAACCGTATATATTGGAAAGCGTTTAGATAATAATAATTACGTTGTAGGGTATTTTTCTAACTTACGCGTAGTAAACGGAACAGCAGTTTACACAAGCAACTTTACGCCATCTACCGTACCTTTAACGGCTATCAGTGGAACAGTATTGTTGACTTGCCAAGCCAATGGTTTTGTTGACGCGAGTACCAATGCGTTTACGATTACAAACACTAATGCAGTTGCCCTTACAAACTACGGCCCATTTACAAGTACAACAGCAGGCGCTGGTGGGTTGGTTTGGCAAAAAAGCAGAAATACAACAGCAGGGTATCAACACGTTTTATATGACACAGCCCGTGGTAGCACTAGCGCATTATTTTCATCCTTAAATAACTCGGCTGTAACATCTGGTGGAACATATACAACCACATTTAATGCCTCTGGATTTACTACAAATACGTCTGGTGGAAACATAAACCAAAATGGTTTTAATCAAGTTTCATGGACATTCCGCAAGCAACCAAAGTTTTTTGATGTTGTGACTTATACGGGGAATGACACAACGTCAGGACGGGCAATTCCACACAATCTTGGCTCAACGCCCGGCTTTGTCATTATTAAAAATTTAACAACAGCATCAGATTGGACTGTTTGGCATAGAAGCCTTACTTCTGGAAACTTTATTGTTTTAAATACTACTGCGGCACAAACATCGGCTGGTGCGGCTACAAAATTCGGCAATGGCTCTACAACTGTTGACCCAACTTCAACAGATGTTACTGTTGGTGGCAGTTATTACGTCAATGCCGCTGGTTATAACTATGTCATGTACGTCTTTGCCCACAACGCAGGAGGCTTTGGCCTAACTGGTACAGACAATGTGATTTCGTGTGGGTCTGTTTCTGCTACATCAGGTACAACAACAACAGTTAATTTAGGATATGAGCCACAATGGATTTTATTTAAAGCGTCTAGTGTAGCGGGATATGATTGGTTTATGTTGGACACTATGCGTGGTTTAGTAGCGCCCGGTGCAACAGGAAAGTCTTTAGCGGCTAACACCTCAGGCGCTGAAACAACAATGCCAAACCCTAGTCTTAATTTAACATCAACTGGTTTTACGGTTGACGGAACTTATTGGGGTACTGGTGATTTTATCTACATAGCAATTCGCAGAGGCCCGATGAAAACCCCGACAGTGGGCACAACTGTGTTTAGTCCTGTTGCTCAAACCAATACAGGATCACGACCATTCCCCGTTACATCAGGATTCCCCGTTGATTCAGCATGGTTTGGTCAACGTAGTGGTTGGGGCGTTAACTTTATTACAAGTGACCGCTTGCGTGGCGCTACAAATTTATTATTAACTACTGCCACAACATCTGAAAGCTACAACAACTCAACTTACGGGCCGTCTACATCAAAGTTGGATTCCAACACGCAATTTTTTGATGGGATGACAAACGCAAGTGAGCCTGACATTTATTGGATGTTTAAACGTGCTCCCGGTTATTTTGATGAGGTTTGCTATACAGGGACAAATAGTTCTAGTGCTCAAAACATAACGCACAACTTGGGTGTTGTACCTGAATTGATGATTGTAAAAGGCAGAAGTGGGGTAAAAATTTGGGGTGTTTACACAGCCACTACTGGAAATACTGGTTATTTAACATTAAATGCAACGGATGCTTTTGCTACTGGTAGTCTTACTTGGGATAATACTTCACCAACATCAAGTCAATTTACTGCTGGCACTTATTTTAATTCGTCTACGCAAACATTTGTTGCCTACCTCTTTGCAACTTGCGCTGGTGTTTCCAAAGTAGGAAGCTACACAGGCAACGGAACAACCCAAACTATTGACTGCGGATTAACAGCAGGGGCAAGGTTTGTGCTTATCAAACGCACAGACGCAACTGGTGATTGGTATGTATATGACACAGCCCGTGGCATGACTACATTGACAGATCCATATTTGTTTATGAACAGCACAGCGGCTGAAGTGGCAACGCTTGGCTCTGTCACAACAGTTTCAACAGGCTTTGCGTTGAATTCAACCATTTTAGCCGCCATCAATGTTAGCGGTGGCTCTTACATCTTTTTGGCTATTGCGTAAGGAAAAATCATGCAAATTAGAATTCGTGAATCAGGCGCAGTTATGTACGAAGCAGAATTTCGTGCATACACAAAAGCCAATGGTGGCCCATCATGGGAGACAACAACAACTGAAGTCTTAGAGGCTTTGGGTGCTGATGTAGTCTTAGAAGGCGCACAAGCTACGGGCGGTACTGTTTACCAATACTCTCAAGCCTCTGGCGTTGAGCAGATTGATGGCAAGTGGTACACAAAGTATGTGCTTGGCCCTATCTTTACAGACACTACTATTGAGGGTGTAACAACCACAGCCGCAGAGCATGAAACTGCTTACAAAGCTACTAAAGACGCTGAACAAGCTAAGTTTATGCGCCAAACCCGTAGTGACAAACTGGCTGACTGCGATTGGACGCAAGTGGCAGATAGCCCTGTGGATAAGACTGCATGGGCAACATACCGTCAAGCCTTGCGTGACATTACCACTCAAAGCGGTTTCCCTTGGACAATCACTTGGCCTGACGCTCCCTAATCATGTGGGACTGGGCTGAAGCATTCATTGCGGCGGCCTGTATAGCGGCCTTCGTCATCTTTGGCACATATATGATTGCATGGAGTGTGGTGTGATAAATGCGTTGGCTCATACTGTTACTGTTAGTGTTGGGGCTAGTTGGAGCCGTAGCCAAGAGTGGTTGCCATGTAAGGGAGTTTTACGGAATTGGCTACACAGTCCACGATCCAACCGAACGGCACAAACAAATGATGGCGTGGCTAGATCAAAACGCAGGCCATTGCAAGTCAACAGAATACATAGTCATTTGGAACAATCTGGCAGAGTGGTCAGGCTCGGCAGATTCCACATGGCTTAGAGCTAAAGTTGTTCATGGATACAAGGATGCACTTGAGCGGGAGAAGAAATGATCGACACAATCAAATTGTTTCCGACCGTTCAGCCGTCAGGGTATCCAGACAAGCATGACCTTGCCCAGAAGAAGCTAGAGAAACAGCACGAAATGAACAAGGCAAATGAGTTGGCTAAGAAACAGCAGACTCAGTTGCAGGACATAGGGTTTGAGATTTATACTAAAAAAGTAGTGCAAGAACGGCTCCGCATGGAGATATTCACAAACCGCAAATTGGACATACTTGTATGAAAGCAAATCCAGACGTGGCAGATAAATTGACGTATTCTGTAACTTTAATGGTGGCCGCTACCCTTTGCTTGTCTGTGCTGGGTATGGTGGTTGCGTTCCTACTCGGCTTATGGGCTAAGGAAGTGGACAATGCAGAGATTTTTAGTATGCTCCACCCAGCGTTTCAGACAATCATCGGGGGATTTATTGGGCTACTTGCTGGCGTAAAGTTGGGCCAAGGCGATAAACATCACTGTAAACACTGCGGAGAATAACTATGTTAGACATTCTTTCTGGGGGCTTACTAGGTTCCATCTTTGGCGGTGTGTTCCGTCTGGCTCCTGAAGTCCTGAAGTTCTTTGACAAGAAGAATGAGCGCCTGCATGAGTTGGCTATGTTTGAACAGCAGTGCCAATTAGAAACACTGCGCGGTCAGCAGAAACTCGCAGAAATAGGCGCGCAAAGAGAGGCCGCTATTGACGTAGGCGTAATGGATGCGTTTAACAACGCCATAGTATCTCAAGCTGAGATGGCAAAAGCCGCAGGCGGTTGGGTTGCTAGTTTGTCAGCATCTGTGCGCCCAGTAGTAACATATTGGGTACTATTCGTTTGGTCATTCATCCACGTATGGTTTGCATGGAACGCATGGCTTGCCGGTGCGCCAGCCGTAGAAGTGTTTAAAACCATGATGACACCAGACTTCTCAGCCTTGTTGTCTGGGACAATTAACTATTGGTTTCTTGATCGTACTTTAAAGCAAAGGGGTATTTAAATGGCACATGCAAACAACTGTTTAGTTCATGAAGACGGCCCATGTAACTGTGGGTTTGAAGAGATTCTGGAAGACGAGGCCGCAGAGATTGCTGCTGAACATCTTAACGAAGAATGAACTTAGAACTAGCCGCTGAACTATGCCGCCGGTATGAGGGGTATCGGGCCAAGCCCTACCTTTGTCCGGCTGGCGTAGCTACGATTGGCTATGGTTCTACCTATTACGCAGACAAGCGCAAGGTAACTTTAGAAGATGCACCGATGGATGAACCCACGGCTAAGGCGCTTTTGATGATTGAGCTTGAGCATACGTACCTGCCCGGTGTTCTGCGTAACTGCCCCGGCTTGATTACTGACGTTCGTAAGTGCAATGCCATCGTAGATTTCTGCTATAACTTGGGCACTGGACGCTTGCAAACAAGCACGTTAAAGAGGAAAATCAACGCCAACGATTGGGAAGGTGCAAAAGAACAACTGATGCTCTGGACTAAAGGTGGCGGCAAAGTTTTGCCGGGCTTGTTAAAACGCCGCACGGCTGAGTGCGCCTTACTGGATTGACCGATGCCATTACAAAAAGTTTTATTTAAGCCGGGCGTCAACCGGGAGAATACCCGCTACACAAATGAAGGTGGCTGGTACGAGTGTGACAAAGTGCGTTTCCGCCAAGGTACTCCAGAAGTGATTGGTGGTTGGCAACCCATTTCAGGCTACACATATCAAGGTGTTTGCAGATCATTGTGGAATTGGTCATCTCTTGCTGGCGCTAACTATATTGGCGTAGGTACAAACCTTAAGTTTTACATTGAGCAAGGTGGTGCTTATTTTGACATTACGCCCATTCGTTCTACAACCGCCGCTGGTGATGTTACGTTTGCTGGAAATGGCACAACCACAGTTACAGTTACAGATACAAACCATGGCTGCATAACAGGTGATTTTGTTACGTTTTCTGGGGCTACAGGTACATACGCTACAACCCTTAATGCGCAGTTTCAAGTTACGGTTTTAACAGCCAATACATACACAATTTCAACTTCACCAACGGTTGTTGCGTCAGGTGCTACGGGTGGTGCTTCTGTTGTTGGTACATATCAAATTAACGTTGGCCCGGCCATTCCTGTGCCGTTAGTTGGCTGGGGTGCTGGTACTTGGGGTAGTCCTCCTCCGGCATCTGGAACCATTGGTACATGGGGTTATGGTGTAGCCTCAACGTCAGCCCTGCGTTTGTGGAACCAGATTAACTACGGCCAAGATTTAGTGTACGGCCCACGCGGGGGCGCTATTTATTATTGGACTGCGGCAAACGGCGTAAGCACTCGCGGCGTACTACTCAGTTCCTTGGGCGGCACAGTTACGTTTACAAACGCTTCGCCTACAGTCGTTACTTCTACTATTGAATACACAGAAGGTGCAGCGCTTCAATTTGCTGCTACTACATCGCTACCTACGGGTATTTCTGCGGCAACTACGTACTACGTTTTTAATGTTAATGGGTTGACATTCAACCTCTTAAATTCTTCGGGTGCGGTGGTTAATACAACTTCCACAGGCACGGGTGTGTATGTGTCTTTAATTGTTGACTGCCCTGTAGTACAAAACAACGTGACAGTGTCAGACTCGTCAAGGTTTATCATTACATTCGGTTGTAACGACTACGGGCAGTCGTCTATTGACCCTATGCTAATCCGTTGGTCTGGGCAGAACGATCCCTACAACTGGACACCTGACCCCACCAATCAGGCTGGGTTTGCCCGCCTTTCTCATGGTTCACAGATTGTGACGACTGTGCAAACCCGCCAAGAGATTGTTGTGTTTACTGACTCAAGCGTGTATTCGCTCCAATACCTTGGCCCTCCATACGTCTGGGCACCGCAACTTCTTGGTGACAACATCTCAATCATGAGTCCTAACTCGGCTGTAATTGCATCGGGCATTATTTACTGGATGGGCGTGGATAAGTTCTATGCCTACGATGGTCGTATTAATACACTTAACTGTGACCTGCGTCGCTACGTGTTCCAAGATTTAAATCAAGAGCAAGCACTGCAAGTTTTTTCTGGCACTAATGAAGGCTTCAACGAGGTCTGGTGGTTTTACTGTTCTGCTGGTAGAAGCTCTATTGACAAATACGTGATCTATAACTACCTTGAAAAAGTCTGGTATTACGGCACTATGAACCGCACCGCTTGGTTAGATTCAGGATTACTGCCCTTCCCTGTTGCTGCACCTTACGACAGTACAACCCTTACCGGTAACTTGGTGTTCCACGAAGATGGGTTAAATGATAATACAACAGGTGCAAACTCTGCAATTTCTGCTTACATCAGTTCGTCTGAGTTTGATATTGGTGATGGCCACAACTTTGGTTTTGTCTGGCGCGTGTTGCCGGACATAACATTCTCTGACTCTTCTAACGCCCCAAGCGGCGCTGTGCCTGTGGTAACCATGACGCTGTATGGCTTGACCAACTCTGGCTCTGGCAGAACAAGTAGCGCAAGTCAGCCCGTATCTAGTAGCAGCGCGTACGACATCACTGAAGAATTCACAGGGCAAATCTTCACCCGTATGCGTGGGCGTCAGATGATTTTTAAAATTGAGTCAAATCAAGTTAATACCGCTTGGCAGCTTGGCGCTCCCCGTATTGATATTAGACCGGACGGCAGGCGCTGATGGCTTCTAATGGCCGCATCATCAACCCCGCAGTTCCTAGCTTACCGCTTGGGACAAAAGAGTACGAGCAACGCTACCAAGATCAATTCACCAACATCTTGCGTTTGTACTTTAACCAATTAAGAAATGCGTTGGGTGAACTGTTTAGTGGCGCTGGCGGCAAGTATATTGCGTTCCCGTATGGGGCTTTTTCTAGTTACACCACCCAGACTGCAACAGCTAATACAGCTACCCTGCTGACGTTATCCAACACAGACTTTTCCAACGCAGTATCTCTTCAAACAGGGTCAAAGATAACGGTAGAAAACGCTGGTATATACAACTTTCAATTCAGTGTGCAGGTGCAAAACTTAGACAACGCGCCGCAAGACATGTATATTTGGCTAAAGCAAAACGGCACAGATATTGTGGGTTCTACGGGGGTGCTTGGACTTCCAGCCCGCAAAAACCCCGGTGATCCATCCCATGACATTAAAGGCTGGAACTACTTCTTGTCTATGAACGCTGGAGATTACGTTCAAATTTATTGGTCGCCCACTATTGCAACCTTTAATATTCCAACCTACGCAGCTTCAGGCACGCCGACTAAACCTTCAACAGCTTCTGTCGTAGCTACACTTTCATTTGTGTCTGCGCTCCCAGCATGATATTATTGAACAACCCCCATTTTGAGAGGCAAAAATGAGCCTTCACGCATTAGCCAATAACATGGCCTCACGAGGTCGAGGCCCAGATTCAATGCTGGTACACATGGCCCCCCAAGAAGTTGCGGGGCTTCAAGCTTTGGCCATGAAACATGGTGGTTCATTAACTATTAATCCTGATACGGGTTTACCCGAAGCTGGTGCTTTATCTAAACTTTTACCAACATTGATTGGTATTGCGCTTGCCCCTGCAACGGGCGGTGCATCTTTAGGTATTACTGAAGCATGGCAAACAGCGGCATTGGTGGGTGGCGTTCAAACATTGGCCACAGGTAGCTTGAAGAAAGGCTTGATGGCTGGTTTGGGTGCGTATGGT